GTACGGTACTGCTCTTGGATTAGACATAAAAGCATTTTGTCTAGAAAACTCATCCATTTGTTGTTGCATGAGAAGCTGGCTTAATCGTGCAGCTTCTGCTTCAGTCATTGTTGGAGATTGACCTGCATCTACAGGTGAGGATCTGCGTAATGCGTCTAAATATTCTAATAAGCCTGCCATAATAATATCCTATAAAAAATTTGGGTACTGCCGTTTTAAATAATTCTGGTTTTTCGATTTTTAAAAAACAAGGGGGTGTGGGTCTATTCTATTCCTGTCACAATCTTAACTTCTACAGGTGTGCCATCTGGATTCCCACTGATCTCATGCTGTGTTGATTCTTTCCACTTGGCACGAGACTTCAACCAGAAGATCATAGCTGTTGTGTTGCCTTCTTTAGCTTGCTTAAACAAAGTCTCTGCTACAGAAGCGTTAGCCTCAATACGACCTTTGTCAAGTTCTTCCTTGTAATACTTGACAAGTGTATCGTGTGATATGTTTAATACGGATGCGATATCTTCATGGCGTGTGCCTACTGTAGATAATGTGTAAACTTTATTTCGGGTGTCCGCATTTGGAAGGTGTGGGGGTCTTCCAGCTTTGCTAGGACTTTCGATCAAGTCTTTAGAGGGTTCTATTGTCTCTACATCGCTTATAGTATTGATGTCATCGCTTACCATATTATTGACCACGTTGTCAACATGGATATTATCTTCTTCATTCATTACTATGTATTCCTTTTATATATACAGGACTTTATATCCTGTTACAATTTGTTACAATTTAATTAATAATAATACTTGACAAGTTATTTAATGGGGATATTATTACATTGTCAATCTTGACAAATAACTAGGAGATAACAAATGCAAGTTAAAAACATGACAAGCCTTAAGTCTTATAACAATATACCTAATCAATTCATTATCTATGATGACAATAAGACTTACTTTCAATCTTATAAGTCAATTATCGTAAAGATTGAGAGACTAGAAGACAAGGTTATTACTTACCTTGACCCTGTATATTATAACTATTCTAGAACTACATCTAAATATCGTAACGCTTTTCTAGGAGAATCTACCAAAGAGATAGAATCAAAGATTAAACAAGGAGTTTATATCCTTGAGAATCTTAACTAGAATTATATAGTATTCCCTTTTATAACTACGTTTTATTTAAACTTGACAATATAACAGGAGTATTTAATATGTCTTTAACTATAAACTATAACGGATCTATAACCATAACTGACATTATTGGTAATGAATACATTAAACAGACTTATTACTTTTACTCTATCAAAGAAGCTAAAAGAATGTTTAAAGAATACTTGACAACATTATAAAGCTATGTATTATTACTTATTACTTAACTAGGAGACTTAACTATGAATCACTATGAAAAGATTTTAAGAAGTAAAGACAACATTTAAATATACCGATAACATGATTCTTAAATTAAATAAGGAGGCTTTATCATGATAAATACCAATATACGCTTTCATGGGTTCTATAACTCTATCCATGATGACAATATAAACTTTGCTATTGATTCTTATTATTCCGATGATAGCGGTTATTATGACTATGATTCTATATCAGATAACATAGACTATAAGACAATCTTTAAGGACTATATAGAAGTCTTTACAGATGATTTTAAGTCATGGATTCATGATAACTATGATCTTGACATAGACTTTAAAGACTTATTACTTGTAAGCCCTCAATTTTATAACTATTCAACAGATGTTATTAATTGCAACATATCAGATAAAGACAATGCTTTATTGATGTCAATGTTTAAAAATGATAAAGACTTTATAAATTATGTTAAAGATAGAACTACTCATAGAAGCGGTTTTATGTCTCATTATACCTTTGAAGAGGCTTTATCAAATAAAGATGACATTCTATCAGATTACATTCTAGAATATCTTGTCAATAAATTCGAATCAGAGACGCTTTATAGCCCTGATAATCTTGATTTTATATATCAATCTTTACATTAAGGAGAAATTACAATGAATCAAGCCGAAAGTTTAAGACAAAAATTAATTGAAATTGATGTAATGATAGAAGAGTTAACATTACAAAAAAATCAATTAGAAGATCAATACTATTCTTTAGAAGAGGAGGCTACTTATGAATAACTTACTTAAACACTTTATCTATGCTTTTCTAGGCTTTATAGGCTTATATAGCTGGATTCTATTTATATTTTTACTATAAGGAGATTACACCATGCAAACAATAGATGACTTATTAAATGATACGCTTTATCAATACATAGATAGAGAAGACCTAGACCCTGAATTATCAGAAGATAATTGGCAAGGTTTTCTTAATATGTATCAATCTATCTTTGCAGAAGAGGCAAGCGATCTAGCTATGTCTTTAATGCGAGAATATAAACTTCACTACATTGACAATAAAGAGGCTACATCATGAATAATACAGAACTATTCAATCTACCCTATAAAGACGTTATAAAGCGTCTTAATGATAATGAGTTATCTATAAAAGAGATTAAAGCATTATTAAAACAATATAAAAGCGTCTCAATGGGTGTTAAAGATATTATATTCACTCATAGACTTGAAGATGCTTTAAACAACTTTAGGAGGCTATAACATGACATCTTATGATATAGCCAATAATCACGCCTTATACTTTAAAAGGCTTCTAGTATCGTGTAGACATCGCAATAATTCAATTTATAAGGGAACGCTTGAATATATGTCTATAAATGATTTAAAAGATATAAAATCAGACTATGAAAACATAATCATAATTAACAACTACAAGGAGGCTACATAATGATTAACGAAAACTTTAGCATTGGTTATAACGAGGGTTTAAACGCCCTTGAAAATATCTCATTACATAACGAAAATCCAGATCATGCAATTTTAGCTGGTCTTTTATCATCTATTGCGAATTGCGTCTATTATTATGCACCTAGCGAAAAAGATGCTAACGAGCTTTTTAAATTCGCTATGGACTATGCAAAGGAAGAAAATGCCAAAATAGGAATGATCTTACCAAAGGAGAATACATCATGCAAATAGAACTAGACTATATTACAGAACAGTTACACGCTATTGACATCAATTTAGAAGATGTCAGTAGAGGTATTACACCCAGCGGTTATCTTACAATTAATCAGTATTTAGATGATATGCGATATCAGTTATCAGAACTCAATACTGAAATTTCTAATTTGGAGGTCAATTAATGAATATTTTAAACTTATATCCTGAAGACTTTCATAATGAGTCAACATGGAATGATATTTGTGACGCTTTAAATATATCTTATGACACAAAGCTAGTCACTATTAACTATAACAACGTGCTTACAGACGATGAAGCACTTAATTTGGAGACTTAATCATGAATCGCACAGAACTTATTCAAAACCTACTTAATGCTAACCTTAATTTATGTCATACTAATACAGAATTTAATGATTCTATGTTATTTGACTTGCTTATGTATGGCTTCAAAGGTTTAGAAAATATGACCATTGAAGAACTTAATACAGAAATGGAGAACTTATCATGATTAAATATAAAGGCGATATTACATCAATAGATAACTTAACCGATGCTTTAGAATTATTTTCTAGGCATGGTATTTTTGTAAAAATAACAAATAAAGCTAAAACCAATCCTTATGGAGACAAATTACAAAAAGCATTTTTTAAGGAGAAATCAAAATGAATAATTATTCCTATTCTTATGACTCTGATACTAACCATTTCATGCTTTTTGTAGATGATCGTTTAGTATATGATATGTCTTATTGCGACCCTATGACCGATAACGAAGCCGAAGAGTTAGCTTTAGAATTATTTATAGACTACAAGGAGAACCTATAATGACCATTAACATTTTAGAACTAGATCAAGTATGCAATATCACTCAAGAAGTTTATTTTGATATTGTAGACCATTTTGGAATTGCTAAAAAATGTATCGAGCATGATCCTGACATTCAAGATGGCACTCGCAATACTGAATATGGTGAGGAACTTTACAATCTTATCGAATATGCCGTTAAAAACGCTATTGACTATCAAGGAGACTAAAATGTATGTCTTAAACACACAGGAACGCACTATAAAGCGTTTTTCTAGTCATGACCTAGCTATATGGGTCAATGACATGGTAAAATATAATATGGGTCTTAAAAACTATCTA